CAAATTATTCTCAGTTATTGGAGCAATTTATTCTTAACACAACTAAACTTATTAGCGGGATTCACAATCAGATTACATATACTGGGTTGCAAATCTTTTCCACTGGTAAATACACGTCTACCGAAGTAAACAACGGTGGTGGTTTAGTAGGTCTTGAATTTGATTTCCAAGTCCCTACTGACAATAAGAAAAAAGCTGGTTTCGGTACTTACGGAACAAAATATGCATGGAGTTCTGCTTCCGCCTATCCAATCGGTGACTTGTTAGATTTGATGCAATTAGGCGAAGACAACTTTACTCCTGTTGGTGTTATCAGAATGAACAAAGCTACTTGGTATGTATTTAAAAACCATGCATCTACTCGTAGTGCTGTAGCTATTCAAATCACTGGTGGTGCAATTGATTCAGCGAATCTTACTAAGTATGCTGTTACAGATGCTCAAATTACAATGCATTTAGAAGGGCTTGGTATTGCTCCGATTGAAGTTATCGACGACATCTTTACAATTAGCGCATTTGACGTAGCATCTCGCTCTTTGAAGAAAAAGAAACTTCGCGGATTTGCCGACAATGTAGTAGTAGGTTCTCCTGCTGGTAAAATTGGTGAATTGCAATGGAGCTTCCCTAACACTTCTTTTGGAACCGTTGCGAATCCAATTTACGTAACAGAAGGTGGAAAAGTAAAAATTAAACAATTGATTGATACTGCTGCCGAAACAATGTCTTTTGAGGCCGAGTTTACTGGAATTACAGTACCGAACAATGTAAATGATTTGCTTTATCTTGATATTTCTCAAGCAGCATCGTAATAAATGAATGTAACTATTAACATATTTGGCGCAGGGACTTGCACTGGAGGTGGAGTTTACGCTGATGGCGTACAGATTCCTCTCCTTGCAACTCCTGTTGCCGGAAATGTTTTTAAGAAGTTCGTTATTGGCGATGATGAATATATCGACAATCCTCATTATGCTACAGCCGGAAGCGACGACATTATTGTAGATTGCTACTTTTATACTCCATTTGAGCTTTATATTAGAGGAGCAGTTTCTTTTGACGTTCCTGACTTAACGCTAAATAATATAAGAATTTCAAGAGCTATTACTTACGCTCAAGATGTATCCGAGTTGTCGACACAAAAACTTGAACTAGCCCTAGCTGATGTACTTATGTACGGAGCCTCAAGACCAAGTTCTGTGTCTGGAGCAAAAGACTCTGATGGTGGATGGTCGCACACAGACGGAAGTACTACGATAGGCAATAGCGACAGAATTTTTCTAAGGACTAGAGCTCTTGATATTTATAAGAAATACGGCGAGACTACGGGGTCTATTGGTATAAAATTTGGAAACTTAAACGGAGTAGAATATAGGCGATGATACAAAATCCAAGATTTCCTCACGCGGTTTTAGTGTATAGGGATGAAAATATGGGATCTTCGGATTTGCCTGATATTGTCCCGAAAAAAATGCTAGACTCTCCATGTAGGAATTACATAAGCAGGAAAGGCTCTGAAACCAATGGTGTTCTTTCTTCTGATTACACATTAGCATTGCCGAGAAGTTCCGTTGATGTATTAGCCGGAGACAGAGTTAGAGTTGAGGACGGAATGAGAATTATAAAAGGAGATGTCATCGCATGTCAGATAAATAATCTAGGCGTGAATATATATTATAACGAAGTAAAGAATTAGGATAATGGTGGAGTTTTGGACTATAGGAGGTTGGGTTCTGACCATAATTATAAGTTTAGTTGGAGCTTGGGCTACTGTAACAGCAAGAGTCTATGAAGTTGAGAAACAAATAGAACTACTCAAAATGGAAATGGCTAACAACAAGGAAGAACATAAGGCTCAAAAAGAACAAAGCGATAAACAAGAAAAGATAATTGAGGAAATACACTCAATGTTTAATCGAATTGACAAGAGCTTAATTTCAATGTCCGGTAAGCTAAATCTAAAGGCTGATAAAAAATTCATACCGTGAACAATTCAAAAGCGTTTGAATCGGGAATAAAAAAGGCAATAGCAATTAAAAACATTATTGTCGAAAAGTCACTAACTGAGTTATGCGAAGAAGCCTTAAATAAGGCTGTTGAATCTCATACGTTTCAGAATAGGACTAATAACCTTGAAAACTCATTTACCTACGGAATTTTCCACAATGGAACTCTTTTAAAAAGCAAATCTATTGGATCGGGTGAAGGCGCAGAAGATGCTAAAAATTTTCTTTCAACATACACTTCTATGCATAGTTGGTCTGCCGTAATAGTCGCAGGAGCATGGTATGGAAGTTTGCTTGAAAATTTTACTTCAACAGGATGGGGGAAATCGTGGAATAGCGGAGGTGGTAGATTTATAGTTCTTTCCGATTGTTTTGATTTCGTAGTAATGGAAAATAAAAAGTTCTTTAAACAAAACAGAATATGAGCATAGAAAATTACAATGTGGTTGACATAGAAGATACCATAAAGGACAAGATAAAGACGCTTAATATAACTTCTAATATATATTGCGGTTACAGACCAAGAGTGGTTTCTGCTACAGGAATGAATGAGTTTTTGGTTTTTAGAGTTAGTACGGATATTGACGACAGAAGTGCTTATGGAGCTATAATGACTGTAATCGAAATCTATGTAAAAGACGTTGCAAATTTACCATCTAGAGCGAGGTTAAGTTCGATCAGAAATACAATCGCAACAGTCTTGCCATATGTATCAACAAAATATAATTACTCGTACTACACAGAAACACCTACCGTGTCGGACGGCAACGGATATACATTTCAAATAATTAAATTATTCACATTAATAAAATAAAAATATGGCAGGATTAACGCATACCCAACAAATCTTTTTGGGTATCTCAAAAATCGAAATTGCTCCAGTAGGAACTTTGTCAGACACTACTCCTTGGGTTCAAAAATGTTACTCAGCAAGAGATACTGTAAAGTTTACTCAGCCTGCTGCAACTAGAACAGACCAAGAGGTAGACCAATTGTCAGTCCCTATCGCGTCTACATATAAAGCAGGTGTATCTACATTAGAGTTCGATGTGCCAGACTTATCGAAAGAAGTATTAGATAGTTTCTATACTACATCTACGCCTGCTTATTCGGAAAGCGGGTATACTACAGTAGGGCTTAGTTTGGGTGCAGACATCAAGACAATGATGGTTAGAGTAACTTCTGGAGACGGAAAGCAAAAAATTGTTCTTACTAACGCATCTGTTGCTGCGAATATAGATTTGAGTACTCCGAACACAAAAGCTGCAGTAGTGCATATTGTATTTACAGCATTGGCTCCAAATGAAGCGGTTAATGCAGAACCTTTCTACTTGTCTTACGTTAACGGCACCCCTATTGTTTTATACGACTGGGTTAAGTACGGAACTTCTGCGCTTGGGGCTGGACTTACAGACACTTTTTCTGCTGGGACTACAACTCATATTGGGGTAGCAGAAGGCAAGACTAGTGCTGTTGAATCTACTAATCCAGCAGACTACAAGTGGTATCCAATTTGATAAACAGATAATATTACAGGAATGGTGAGGAGGTTATATTCCTCACCATTTTTGGTTTAATCTGGAATATCATCTGCTTCGTCAGCCAATAAAGAAACCATTTCTCCTATTTCAATATCCGTAGGTTCATATTCGATGCATGAGCCGCAAGAGATGCAATCTTCTGAAATTATGTAAGCCATAGTAATATTTTTTTTAATTTTCAACAAATATACGCACGATATTTCAGCAAACAAAACAAATAAACAGTATTTATCACAATATAACATTATGGAACAACCTACAATACAAGACGAAAAAGAATTAATGGATATTAACGACGATGCGAAAACAATTGTCGAAATTCCACGAAGCAAAAAGAAATATAAGATTGGGTATTTGAAATCTTACTGCACTGAAAAAGTTACAAAGATAATACTGCAAGCTGAGCCTGAATCTCCAAACTCAGAACTATCTGTTCTTACGGACATAAAGAAAAGATCGAGGCTTCACCATAAAGCAGCAGCTTTAATTATACTTAACGATTGGTATAAGATAGTACTATTTTATTCTATATTTTGGAGATGGCTATTTTTTGTTAAAGAGTACTCTTCAGACCAATTATTCCCAATAATCTTAGAGGGTAAAAAAAAAATTCAAGCGGAGACATACTCACTAAATATGGGGTTTTTAGCTCTAATAATGGAGACGAAGAAGGAGATGACGATGAAAGAAGCGAAAGCCTACCAAGCAGAACTTTTATTGGCACTAGAGCGAAATTCGGCGAATCAAACCCTTGGTCGCTAAAGCCAAGGTATTTTTTATTTGGATTATTTTCAGTAGACGCTTGGGGTTATAGATGTTCACTAAGTAAAGCTAAAATAGAATTAATGTGCTACGACCTTCCCAGAACTGAATACGCAAAAACAGATAAAGAAGGAAATGTAATTAAAAAGAATAGTTATGCCGACACTAAAAAAGTAATAGACCTAAATAGAGTCCTCGCTGCAAAAGAAAAAGCAAAGAGAGCCAATGAGGAATCAGTTGGCGAAAAAATTAGTTTAACGAATTTATTGGAAGGGAAATAATATATGGCTGGAGGAGAAAGCTTAGGAAGTTTGTATTTTTATTTAGGGTTGGACGATAAAGAGTTTAATTCCAAATTAGAAGCTATTAAGAAAAATGACTTTAAGATAAAGATTGGAATAGATAGCTCCGAGCTTACCAATATCAAATCATTACTTTCTAGTATTTCAAGCTCCGGAATTAAATCATCTGGCTCTGGAACCTTGCTCCAACAAGCAAAATCCCAAGCTGCACTAAATGAGTCTGCCGAAAGAGTAAAAGGCATACAAGAAAAAAATAAGGCAGCCACTATAGCTAATTCCATTGCAATGGAGAAATTAGCCGTTGCTACTACCAATGCGGCAATAGCTCAGGAGAAATTAAACGCGGCAACTACGGCTACTGCTGCTGGTGCGGCCAAGGCAAATGCTGCTGCACAAAGAGAACTTGCTAAAGCTACATCCGATGCTGCTATAGCACAGGAGAGATTAAATGCAGCTAGCGCTACAGCCGCTAATAAAGCTGCAGCAGGGGCTTCAAAAGCCGCCATAGACCAACAAAGATTAAATAAAGAGATTGAAAACGCTGCCCTCGCTCACAAGAAAAATGAAGCCTTCGGAACTCAATCTCAATCCCGTATCCGATCCAATGCCGAATTTACCAATAAAACTCTTCTTTCTCAGCGCCAAATAGCAATGCAGCTTTCCAATCAATTTGGAACGATGTTTTCTATTTATGCAGTTGAGAGATTTGTAAAGAAATTGGCAGAAGTTCGCGGGGAATTTGAGTTGCAAAAAGTTTCATTACGTTCTGTCCTACAGGACGCCCCTGCTGCCGATGCTATTTTTGAGAAAGTAAAAAATCTGGCACTAACATCACCGTTTACATTTAAAGAGCTGTCTGGATACACCAAGCAGTTATCTGCAATGTCTATCCCAGCAAAAGACTTGTTCGACACTATGAAAAAGCTTGCCGATGTTTCGGCTGGTGTTGGAGTGGGAATGGACAGAATTGTGCTTGCGTATGGACAAGTTAAAGCCGCTGGAGTCTTAAGAGGTCAGGAACTGAGGCAATTTTCGGAGGCCGGAATTAACATTGTTGAGCTTTTAGCTAACAAATTTACTAAGCTGAAAGGGCACGTCGTTACCAGTGCTGACGTGTTCGATATGATTTCAAAGAAAATGGTATCTTTCGGAATGGTTAGCGAGATATTTGACGATATGACATCGGCTGGTGGAAAGTTCTACAAAATGCAAGAGGTGCAGGCAGCAACTCTAAGCGGTATGATTTCCAACTTGACAGACGCTTACGAACTAGGGCTAAATACAATCGGTGAATCGAACGATGCTCTGCTGAAGGGAACTGTACAGATAATGACATTATTGGCTAGGAACATGGAATCTGTAGCAAAAATAGCACTAGCTATCGCTGCAGCCTATGGTACTTACAGAGCCGTTCTAATTACATCTAATATACTTCAGGCTATAAACGCAAAAATAGCATACCAGCAAATGTTGGCAAATATAGGAAATACTGGGGCTACAATAAAACTTACTACAGCACAGGGGCTTCAAGCCGTCGTAACAAGTAAGCTTACTGGAATCCAAGTAGCTCTCAATAGAGCTATGGTGGCTAATCCAATAGTTGCAGCATCTTTAGCAATACTTGCTCTAGCTGGGTTTATGGCTATGTATGCAAATAGTGCAGAAAAGGCAGTAAATTACACAGAAGAATTTGCAAGCATAAATAAAGAAGCCGAAAAATCAACTAAAGCTGAAATCAACACTCTAGAGTCTTTACGAAAAATTCTTAATTACAGCACTTCTAGTTATAAAGATAAGAAATATGCACTTACCGAACTTCAAAAAATAGTCCCAGCATATCATGCATCCCTAACAAAAGAAGGGGAGCTAATAAATAATAATACAAAGGCGTTAGACGATTACGCAGCTAAGCTTGTAACAACAGAGAAGATAAAAATAGCAGCCCAAAAACAAGCTGCTGCAGAGGAAGAATTTTCATCTTATGCATCATCAACCAAAGATGTATTGTCAGAAGCTCTTAGGAAAAGATCGGAAGCTTCGGCGTCTGGTAAATATGACAACCCTGACGATGTATTGATGGCTGGTGAAAAAGCGGCTTTGGCTACTTGGACAAGGCTAGCTAAAAATGTTGGCGTGTATGGTGATGCTATAGAAGCTCTTAGAAAAGAGCTTATGCTGGTTGGCGCATCTACTCCACAAGTTCTTGGCGGAGATGGTGGTGCTGATAAAACCGACTATGTAGCTAAGAACTTAGAAAACCAAATAAAGCTGGTAAAAAACCTATATTCAGAGTATTCAAAATTAAAAGGCGTACAAGGCTCTGATTTAGCTAAGTCTGTGATTACATCCGATTCTGATTATGCAAGCTCAAGAAATGCATTAAAATCGTTTGGAGTATCTCCAACTTTTACGGAAGATGCCATGAATGTCGAAATATCTAAACTGATATTAAGAACAGAGCAGACAAAAAAAGTAAAGGAAATTGGAGCCGCTTTTGCATCTGGAATAGATAAGGGGTTTGCAGACAAAAAAAATGAAGCTTTCAGAAATATATTTAAGTCTATCGAGCAAACTATCTCCGATTATAAACCAAAATACGACTTATACGAAAAGCTACTAGGACTTACCGGAGACAGAAAAAAATCTTCACAACTAGCTTTTGGAAGGGACGCTGTAGATGACTACGAAAATTTTCTAAGAAATCAATACGCTAAAATGCCCGGAGCTTCATTTTTTAGTGAGCTTTCTCCACCAGCAGAAGGGGCTACAGAAGAAGTTAAGAAAGCATGGAAAGATTTGGTAGAATATATTCAGTCTAAGAAATTGGGTAAAATTGAGTATTTTGAGCAAATTATTTCGGAGGCTTCGAATGCGTCTGATAAAATAAAGGTCATTGAACTAAAAAGAGAGCAGGATATTTTAGACGCTAAAAAAGCATTTGCATCTGATCCGGCTCAAATGAAATTAGCTATAGATGCCGTAAAGTCAACATCAGAGCAGCGAATAGACGAGATTAGGTCGCAATTATTCCAATTAACCCCTCTATATCACGAGGTGTTCAAAGACTTAGGAAAAGTTGCCGCTGGCAATCTGGATGCGCTTCTTGATAAAACTAATGGTCTTCTTAATATATTAAATGATAAAGACAAAACATCAGTAAGAAAGGATAAAGCTGGAAACATTTCTGGATATTTTATTAAGGCTGGAACAGTCGATCCTAATAGTGGATTAAAAATAGAAAAAGACACATTAGTAAGTGTGGATAAATACAACGAGCTAATAGAAAGAACAAATTCTATAATCTCTAAGATTAACGAAAATCCATTTAAGGCTTTATTTAATCCGCCAAAAGGAGCGACAAAAGAAACTGTAGAAGAAAAGGCAAAAAGAATTGCAGGAGCCATTCAAGGAATTTCTGACTTGGCTAATTCTGTCGCCGGAGATTTAGGTAGTGTTATGGATTCTTTCGGAGCTTCAAGTGAGTCTAAGGAGTCTTTAAATAACATAATGAATTTAGCTACAGGAGCTGCACAGGCTGGAACTGGAGTAGCCAAACTTGCTGCGGGAGACATTGTAGGAGGAATAAAAGATTTGGCTAGTGGTATAGCAAAAACGATTCTGTCGCTTAACGCTATGCACGATGCTAAGTACGAAAAGCAAATTAAAGCGTATCAAAAACAAATTGATGCTACTGTAAAGTCTTATGATAACTTAACCGATGCTTTATCTCGAAAAACCGCTGCGTCTAAAGTTGATGCACAAGCCGAGGAGTATAATCTACTTCAGCGTGAGAAAAACTTATTAGAAGCTCAAAAAAGAGCCGAAGAGGCAAAAAAGAAAACGGATCAGTCTAAGATTGATGACTACAATAAACAAATAGAGGATGCATCTAAAAAACAGCAGGAGCTTGCATTAAATACAATTCAGTACGTTTTGGGTGGAAGTATTGGTTCGCAAGCAGATTCGTGGGCTAAGACGCTTACTGATGCTATGGACACCGCTTTTCAGAACGGAACTGACGCAGCACAAGCATGGGGCGACAGTGTTGACAGCATAGTCCGAGACATTGCAAAGAATTTCATAGTGAATAGTTTTTTAGGAAACCAATTACAGTCCTGGCTCGAAGAGGCTAGTTCCGATTGGAGCAACGCTGATAAATCTATTAATAAAGCTGCAATAGAGCAGGATTTACAGGGATTTTCTGTATTTGCAAAAAGCTTAGAGCCAGCTACCGAAGCAGCTTTAAAGGCTCTTAATTCTATTTATGGAGATGGAAAGACTGGGGCGTCTGGAACTGGGCTTGCCGGAGAGATAAAAGCAAATATTACAGAAGATACCGCTCAAAGACTCGCTTCACTACTTAATGCAATCAGGCAAG